CATAGAAATAGGTGACTTTTTCGGTTGTTCACCTGACACAATTGAAAAGGGTTATTCGGAATATTTGAGAAAAGGTAGAGCAGAACAGAAGTTGAGGCTTAGACAACTCCAATTTAAGGCTGCTGAGAAGGGTAATGCTGCTATTCTTATATGGTTGGGTAAGCAAATACTTGGCCAAAAAGATGGCATAGAGAGTTCAGATGATGATAAACCTTTAGCTTGGTCTTATGATTAATTTAATAAATGATGATTGTTTAAAAGCATTACCTACAATACCTGATAAAAGTATAGACTTTATTCTTACTGACCCACCTTATGGAACGACAAATTGTAAGTGGGATAGCATCATTCCATTTGAACCAATGTGGAAAGAACTTAAAAGAGTCATTAAAGATAATGGTTGTATAGCTTTATTTGGTAGTGAGCCTTTTAGTAGTTTACTTAGAATATCTAATTTAAAAAATTATAGATACGATTGGATATGGGATAAAAGATTTTCAGCTAATTTTGGAACTGCAAAAATTCAACCTATGAAAAGACACGAAATAGTAACTGTGTTTTCAGATAAAAAATCTCCATTGTATTATCCTCAAATGGTAAAACGAGATACACCTATAAAAATTGGTAAAAATAGTAAGAACAGCTCAGATAGAGGAGTTCTTACACATAACTCTTTGAACAATCCTGTGTATGATAAAAAAATTTATGATTATAAATATCCTGAAAGTATACAGTTATTTAATATAAGAGATGAGAAAAACAGAGTTCACCCAACACAAAAACCTGTAGCATTATTAGAATACTTAATAAAAACCTATACTAACGAAAATGATACAGTATTAGATTTTACAATGGGTTCAGGCTCTACAGGTGTTGCTTGTAAAAATACTAATAGAAAATTTACAGGCATAGAATTAGACAAAGAATATTTTGATATTGCAGAAAATAGAATAATTAATGCCACTTACTAAACCTCAAAAGACTATTATTCAATGTGATAAAAGATTTAGGGTTCTAATATCAGGTAGACGATTTGGTAAGACATTTACAGCTATTAATGAATTAGCTAGGTTTGCTAGATATCCTAAGAAGAAATGTTGGTATGTTAGTCCATCTTATAGAATGTCTAAAGATATTGTATGGAGAGAACTCCTAGATAAACTTAGAAAACATAAATGGCTCAAATCAGTTAATAATTCTGACCTTACAGTAACACTAAGGAACAACTCTATTATATCACTAAGAGGTGCAGACAATGAGAACTCACTAAGAGGTGTGGGTTTAGATTTTCTTATACTAGATGAATTTGCAGATATTAAAGAACACGCATGGTTTGAAGTGTTGCGGCCTACTTTATCAGACAAAAATGGTAGTGCATTATTCTGTGGTACTCCTAGAGGTTATGGTAATTGGAGTTATAATCTATTTACCAAAGCTGACACAGACCCTGAGTGGGCAAGTTTTAAATATACTACATTAGAAGGTGGTCAAGTTCCTGCTAACGAGATTGAACAAGCAAGAAATGATTTAGATGAAAGAACATTCCAACAGGAATACGAAGCATCATTTGTTAATTATGCAGGGCAAATCTATTATAACTTTGATAGAACTGACAATGTTATTCCTGAATACAAACCTGAAAGCAAAACAATCCATGTAGGTATGGATTTTAACATTGATCCTATGTCATGCGTTATAGCTGAGATAAAAGATGATGATGTGTATGTTTATGATGAGATACAAATCTATTCTAGTAATACACAAGAAATGGCACAGGAATTAAAGAACAGATACTATGGTTATAATATTATTGTATATCCTGACCCTGCTGCTAAACAAAGAAAGACATCAGCAGGTGGTGTAACTGATATTGCTATATTGAAAAACGCAGGATTTAATATTAGAGTAAGGAATACTCACCCACTTGTGAGAGACAGGATTAATAGTTTGAACGCAAAATTAAAAACAGCAAAAGGTAAATATAGTTTATTTATTGCTAACAAGTGTAAAAATGTTATAAAAAGTTTAGAAAGACAAATTTATAAGGAAGGTACAGTTATTCCTGACAAGGATAGTGGTTACGACCACTTTAATGACAGCTTAGGTTACATGATAGAATATTTATACCCAATACGCAGAGACTTTACACCAACAAGACCTAAGAGGTGGTCATAATGGCTAGTTATACAAGAGATTTTTTAACTGATAGACATATAAATTATGATGAAAAGTTTCATGATTGGAACTTTCATTTGCGTTCTTTTCTTGGTGGACAGGATTATCAAAATGGTTTTCTATTAAATAGATATACATTAGAGTCAGACGAAGAATACAGCAAGAGAGCAAGTAATACACCTATTGATAATCATTGTAAGAATGTAGTTCAGATTTATTCATCATTCTTATTTAGAGTTCCACCTACAAGAGATTATGGCTCTATGAATGGAGATGTAGAACTACAATCATTTATTGATGATGCAGATTTAGATGGCAGAAGTTTTAATAACATCATTAGAGAAATGCAAGTCAACGCAAGTATCTATGGTACTTGTTGGGGTATCATTGATAAACCTAATGTAGTAACAGGCACGAGAGCAGAAGAACTACAACAAGATATTAGACCATATATGAGTATTTATACTCCTGAGAATGTATTAAATTGGAAGTATGAAAGATTAGCTAATGGTAGATTTTATCTTACATCATTAACATTATTAGAAGATTTATTAGATGATGACGCAATTATTAAGGTTTGGTCATTAGAAGATATTACTACATACAGAATAAACGACTTTAAAAAAGAATATGCAGTAACAAAACCTATTTTATTAGATGAAGTACCTAATGCTTTAGGTGAAATACCTGCTGTTGTTTTATACAATCAGAAATCACAAAAAAGAGGCATAGGTATATCTGACCTCAATGATGTTGCAGAATTGCAACAGTCTATCTACAACGACTATTCTGAAATGGAACAGCTAATTAGATTATCTAATCACCCATCATTAGTTAAAACACCTAATGTAGAAGCTAGTGCAGGAGCAGGAAGTATTATTGAAATGCCTGAAGATTTAGACCCTGCTTTAAAACCTTATATCATTCAACCAAGTTCACAGTCATTAGATAGTATTATGAACAATATAAACATGAAGGTAGAAGCTATTAATAGAATTACACACATGGGTGCAGTTAGATCAAGCACAGATAGAGTTCAAAGCGGCATAGCTTTACAAACAGAATTTCAACTATTAAATGCAAGACTTAGTGAAAAAGCAGATTACTTAGAAAATGCAGAAGAACAAATATGGAGATTGTTTGCTAAGTGGCAGAATAAAGTCTTTGATGGTGAGATTGTTTACCCTGAGTCATTTGACCTAAGAGATTTTGCTAGTGATTTAGAGTTCTTACAGAGAGCCAAAGCATCAGGAGTGCAATCAGAAACATTTACTAAAGAAGTAGATAAACAAATTGCTAGAGCAGTTGTAGATGATGATGAACAGATTACAGCTATTGATAATGAGATAGATGCTAAAACATCTCCTATTGGACAATTCGCAACACCTTCAATCGAGGGTGAAGAAGTACAAGAGTAATTGACTACTGCAACTCTTTTGGAGTTGGTTAATTGGACTCATGAAGAAAGACAAAAAAAACAAAAATGTTTCTGTGGAAAATTCGCAAACTATGGTAAACCCATTACTAAGAGCATTACGAGGGAACTTTTATGCTCAAGACACTACAAAGAAAGGGAAAGCCAATGCCATACGGAAAAGGAACATACGGAAGCAAAAAAGGTAGACCACCTAAAGCAACAAAATCTTCTATGAAGAAGAAGAAAAACAAGAAGAAATAATGCCTAAAGCCAAACCTATATATGCTAAAGCTAGACCAAAATCTTTAGGTAAGCCGAAATCTTTTAATAAGAAAACAAAGGCCTATAAATCAGCTAAGAAACAAGCAGATAAAAAATTTGGTAAGAAAGTAAGTCTTTATAAAAACATCTTTATAAGTACAGCTATAAAGAAATATAAACCGAGAGGTAAAAAGTAATGGCTAAAAAGAAAAAAGCACCAAAGGGTTATCATTATATGCCAAATGGCAAACTAATGAAAGACTCAGCTATGAAAAAGAAAAAAAGAAAAACTAAAAGCACAAGGTACTAATGGCTAAATATCAAGGCAGAGAAGTTAAACTTAATAAACCTATGCGTGGTGACACGAAAAAGTTTAAGGTATTTGTTAAGGACAGAACATCAGGCAGAGTTAAAAAAGTAAACTTTGGCTCAAAAGAGATGAGTATTAAAAAAAGCATACCTGCTAGAAAAAGGTCATTTGATGCTAGAATGGGTGGAGTGCTTAAAAGAGTTAAAGGCCAAAAGAACTTATCAGCAGCTTATTGGAGTTTACAAGCATGGAAAAAAGGGTTTAAAGTATAATGAATGGCTACCAAAACAGAAATATTAGCTAAATTAGCTGACCAACACGAAGAAAGAATAGTTAATGTACTCTATGATTTAGAAGATGACATTATAAACTCATTACAAGCTACATCAGGCGGCCAAAAACTCACAACACAATTAGCTATCCAATTAAGACCTAATCTTAAAAGACTTATAGAAGAAAATTATCTTAAAGAAGCAGATTTATTAGTGAGAGATTACGATAAGGTAGTCAAGAACTATCAATCATTTATAAA